AGGTTCAATGTAAAGGGCAACCGGTTAATATATGCAAAACTAATTAATAACAATGTAATAAAAAGTGATATTTTAAGATATTCGTAGATTTAGAGAGATTTTGTCCAAACTTCGGGGGTTAATCCGCCGGCTGGTCATTAGCAATTAAATGTGTTAAATCGCTGTCATCTTCCATTACTAACGTCATTTTCCCTGTAACATCCATTACACCGTCAACAATTGTATAAGGATTCTGATTGCCAGAAGAAGTGAATAATACTTGTTGTGCTCTTTTTATAGCTGTATCAAAGCTTATCATTTTTGTATTTGTAGTGCCACCTATCGTTAAGGCTGCTTCCCAACCTAAAAACGGAACTGCTGTGCTATAACTCGGCGTAGTAGTCGATACAACAGTATACTGTTTTCCGTTTCCTTTAGCTTGCCAAGTTACGCCTGCCTCTGGCGTAAACTTAATGTCTAACTCGGATATTCTTGCACCTGCAATTTGCTTTTCGTCAACACCGTCAAAATCGTTTATGGTTAGAGACGGTGGTTGAGTTAACGCTAAAGTAAACTTGTGCGTATACGGTGCTGCTGTACCTGTAACGGTATCCGTTCCTAATACATTTAACAAAAGAAGTCCAAGTACATCCGGGAAAAAGTCACCTGAATAATCAAAAGTAGCACTTATCGGACCCTGATATTGTCCATAAGTTTTTGCTAAAGCGCCTCTTATTCCGCTATCAGCAATGTATTTTACTACATTCTCTATTTTTGGCGATTTAACTGGAATATATTTAAACGTAGTTGCCGGTGTACCCCAAGTTGTTTCTTTTCCTATACCTAAATGTGTAAGAGCCGAGAGAATAGGCATTATTAATCACCACCTTTTACTATTTTTTCTTTGTTGCTTTGCTTAACCTCTGTAATGTCTTCAAAAAGCGGATTGTTTATAACGTCATCGCCTTCAATTATATCGCCAGGCGACACTGTTATTCCTAAAGTTGTCAGTGTAACTGGTTCAGTGCCAATGTATTTGTACTTCATTTTCTTATTCCTCCTATTACGCATTAATCCATTCCTCAGTTTCAACTTGCAGCACTGCTGTTGCTCTTGTCATTTGTCCGTCTCGTTCTATGTTAACATTGCTTTTCATTTGTTCGCCCCACTTTACAACTGCGCCGCCAAGTGTTTTGTCACTTCTTATTTTTGCTTGCACATTGTCTATTATTTGTTCAAATTGTTCCTCAATAGTAGTCGTACTGTCAACTCCAACATGCGCTACAATTATATAAACACGATATACTATTTCTTTCTTTTGTGCTGCATATCTGCTTTCATCTGCATACGGAATTTGAAAAAACATTGTCGGCATTTGTGTATCTGGGATACCGCTATTTACAGGAAAAGACGAATATACGCTTTTAATTCCCTGCACATTAGGATTTGCACCGCCGAAAAAATTATAAAGTGCTTGTCTTATACTCTGTCTTCCCACTTATTCCACCTGCTCTCTTATCCAGCTCGCTATGTTGGACGTAACTCCTTGCAAATCAATACCATCAATTGCAGGTTCTCTAAAATCATTGGCTTTTGTGCCGGGATGATGGACATACGCTAAAAATACTTCTTTGCCAATTTTCTCCCAAAAAAAATGCAAAACCTTCGCATGTACAGGATATATATCGTGCGGTGCTGTACCTGCTATAACATATCTTCCATAATACCTGCCCCACAATACACTTTCGCTGCCTGTATCTTTAAATCGCAGGCTGTCTCTTAACGCACCTGTCCTTACTGGTGCATGAGCTTTCAAAGAATCTTGCAGAAGATTTGCTACTTGTTTTCTCATTTCTGACAGTTGTTCTTCTAATCCGATTTGTAATTTTTCTATTTTTTCTTGTATATCTTCAGGTTCTATCTTAATTTCAATCATTCATATCACCCTCTTATAAGGTATCAGCATTTCTTCTGCTAAAAGCAGTTCGTCTTCTTGCCCTGTTGCCCCCGGCTCATGGCTGTTCATTCGTCCGTCTGAACCATACATAATTATGCTTCCTGAGCGTCTCTCTTTTATAAAAGCTGACGCAACCATTATGCAAGCCTGCCTAACGTCATCAGGCAAAGATGAGACATGCACGCCTGTTTGATGCGCATATTGCAATGAACTATTTAACGCTACTGCATTTTGATTTACCGAAGTTATTGTAACTTGTTCGGTGTTTGCACCATCATATATAGTCATTGTTGTATTCTGCATAACACCGAGCGTATTATTCAATGTTATAGAATTGTCTCCTGCATTAGCTGCTTGAGCAAGCATACATACTGCCCATCCGTTTACATACGTATACTGAATAGACAGCTGAGCACACGAAGGAAGTCTAAAACCAGTCCATCTAAAATAATGTTCCATTATTTCAATGTCGTTTGCGTCCAGAGACATCCATTCTTGCTGCGCAAATAACCTATAGGACAGATTTATAACCTGCAATATCGGAGAATAATTCGTATATACTTCAAGCCAACCTTCTTTTTTAACCCATGCACGTTTAGTTTCTATGTTTTGTGTTGCTCTTAGCTCCATCTGGCACACATTATCTATCCATGCGCTTGCTCTTTGCAAAACACGCATAAGAGCATTCGATTCCTGTGGTTGTGTACCATTAGGCACTAAATCGCCTATATTCAAACCTGTTGGTGCATCTGCAAACTCCTGAGGAGACACATAAGGAATAACCATTTATATCCCTCATTTCTTCTCTTGCATTTTATCTTCTGCTTTTGCTTCCTGCTTTTTCTTGGAGACCTCGCTTTTAGTCTCTTGCAATATCTTTTTTGCATCTTGTTCTGTTATTTCTATGCAATGCAAAACGTTAACAAATACATCTTTATGCTTTTCGTCTATCTCAGCTATAAAATTTTTAAAATTGTATGTCTTGTTTTCCACTGTAACATTTCCATCTTTCAAAGTCGGATGCTTAACGAACATTTTTCTCAGCCTTCTTTCTCTCCAATTCCTTCAAGTCTATTCCAACACTCCATACCTTCGTATATTTCTTTAGCCCAGGAACGCTGGATTTTATAAACTGTTTTCCAACATCATCAGGAACTTCAATGCGATGCTCTTTTTGTCTATACTTAACACCATTTAATTCCAAATTCATATTTTTGTCATGTGTTTCAAGTTCCATATCATCACCTCACAAAAATATTCAAAAATAGGAGACTACTTTAGCCTCCTATCTGAATCTATTTTGAAATACCCACTATTGCGCCATGTACAGACGGAATATAGCCTTGTAATGCGCCAAAGCATCTTATCTCGGAAATCCATCTCGGAGATGCTGCTGTTGGCGGATAATCAATTTCTGTATAGTCCTGTACTAAATTCATTTGTAACGGTGCTTCTATGTCAGAGCCTACATACCATTCTGGAAGATTATGGGACAATACAAGTATGTTGCCCTGTGGCATATATTTGTGTACATTTATTTTTACTTCTGTACCTGTTATTGGATTTACGTATCTTGCAACACGATAGTTAGCTGTAGCTGCGTTCTGGTTGTCTATCGTCAGGAAGTATGGCGTACTGCCCTGACCTAATACTAATTTTGTTATTGTCTTCGATTCATAGCTATTTACATACATATCGCTCGGGTCTGCTGCGCTATTGTCGAATAAGTTCTCGAGCAAAGAATCGATTGCTGACAAGCTCGTTAACTGACCGCCAAGCTTTGTTATTTGTGCGCCGCTGCCTTGTGCGAACAAATATGCAAATATGCCATTAAACGAGTTTGTATTTCCTGAATTATCTGTTGTAGGCGGTGTCTGTCCGCTACTCGGTACCGCATTTATCGTAACAGCTGCGCCATTGGTGGAAGCTGCTAAATAGAACGGACCCGATGAAGATGTCCCGACATAAATATTAAACGACAATGCAGGTATGCCTGTAGGATATACCGGTGTTACAGTTATCGCATTGGCACTTGAACCTAATGCATGTGTAACGACTGCTGATGCCAGCGATTCTCCCATACCTGTTACTACTGTTTCAACTACATATACAGTGCTGGAAGATGCTATTGTTCCGCCTGTGGTATCTGCTACAACTGGTTGCGGTGCATTTCCAACCATGCCTCCAAAAGTCCACGAATCAGTTCCGTTTGTGGTTATTTGTCCAGGCTGACCCTGACCAAACAATATAAGTTTTTCTTCTGCTCTCATCGTGGCTTTAAGCAAGTTTGCGATTGCTAACTCTCTCGGTTTTGTAGCGAATCCTTCAGCTGCCCACTCTGCTTCGTATGTTACCGGGTCGCTTGAGAGTCCGAAGGCTCTATATGCAATTGTAACGTCTGCTATGCCTGTCGTTACTGCATTAGCAAGAGTTCCTTCAACTGCTACTGCGCTTTGTCCTGTCGTGTCAACTTCTGTAATTGCTTTGAATTCTATTGCCTTACCATGCCCTGATACACGTGGCAATTTGTTTCTTATTGGCGAAAATATAGGTGTGAGTACCTTTGCTGCTGGTTCGAGGTTATACATTTGTAAACCTGATGATACATTCAATGTTTTTGCTATATCAGGCGTTACAACTCCCGAACCGTCTGAAAATATGCCTTTCAGCACGTCTAATGTTTCTCTTATATCTTCTGTGATAGCCATATTTATCTACCTCCTATTATTGACTTAATAATTTCTTGTGACAATTTTTCTCTTTCGCTTTCATCTAAGCTCGCTACTTGCTGTGCTAACTTTGAAACAGTATCTTCATAGTTCTTTTTCTTGTCAGGATTCAACGCATGTGTTTTGTCTATTGCCATTGTTGCTATCTGTGTCGGTTCTGGTTCATTTTCTATTTTTTGCAGTCTCTTTTGCAATTCTGCTATTGTATTCTTTATCTCTTGTACCTCATTGCTTTTATCTTCAGTCTTTACAATGCCTGCTTTGACTAATTCTGCTTTTACCATGTTGTTTATTGCTTCTGCGAATTTCATCATAGCTCCCATTTCTTCGCCTTTGTCCTTAGGTGTTCCATGTTCTGTCTCTTTTACACTTCCACCTCCGCCTTCATCATCTCCCAAGTCTGAATCTCCGCCTTCAAAAGAAGTATCGCCTAATTCTTTTAAAAGTTCTTTGATTTCGTTGACGGCACTTTCAAACTTAGAAGTTATGTCCGACAATTGATTTAATCTGTCTTGTGCCATTTTCCTCCCTACCTTTCTCACATCAGCTTTTGCTGTTTTCTTTACCTTTTTGCCGTCTAAATTATAATTAGACAGACCAGACGCAACGGTTAAATCTTTTGTTGTGTCTGCTTTGGCTGCATCGTCAATATCCTCGTCTCCTGTCTCATGCTGATAAGCATCTGTAAGCCTATTTATGGCATCTGTCAAATCCGCCATCGTCTGCTGTAAATCTTCTACGTCATTCCCTTCGTCTTGTCCTTCTGCCTGCTCGTTTTGTTCACTGTCCAAAACCTGTTGCACTGCTGGCAGTAAAGATTGCAATGCCTGCAATATGCTCCCCATTTGGTTTGCATCTAACGCTTCATTTTTTATCAGCGGATTTTTTGGATTAGCAGCCTTGTCAATTTTAGTATTTTTTTTGGTTTTCGCTCTTGACATCTTTTTCACCTCCTTTTTATTGCCATAATCACCTATGCCTAATTCCTTTGCTGCTGCTTCTAATTTCTTCCTTGCCTCCGCTTTTGCAGAGTCAGAAATCTTTGTTTGATTTAATCTTGCAAGCGCATTGCTTACATGAGCTGGGTCGAGTTTTCCGTCTTTATCTTTGTATGGAAGATGCCTTAAACTTCTCGGAACTGTTTTACCTTCTTCATCTTTCTTCCCGCCTGGCTCTATATATGCAAATGCACTGTCAGGCAAATCATTCACATATGCTGTACTCCAGACTGCTTTTTGCATATCTGACAACACATTCTTCGGAACATAATCAATATCTACTTTTTGCGGTGTTCCTAATTCAATTTCCTCATCATCGTTGACTTTATAAGGAATTTTCCAAAGTCCGTCTTGGTCGTCTGAAACTATGCAGTATTCGTCATATACTTCCACAAGTTGATAACCGCTTGGCGATACTGCTTCAATCAAATCTGACATTATGTCCTCATATGATGCATCTTTTGTCAAAATTGCACCTGTTTGCATATCTTGCCAACCTCCTTTTACACTTTTTACTAAGCTAAATTTTGCCTTAGGATAAGCTGGATAATCTACCACGCTTACCTCAATTATTTGTCCGTCTACTATCTTCCCCTTAGGTGCCGTTAAATCTGGAACTATAAGCGGGTTTTTAACGCCTATCGAATAACCATTATAGATACCTTCTTTAATCTTTTTTACTACAACTGGATCCACAATTTTTGCTGACAAATATGGTCCTTCGTCAGTAAACTGATATTCCTGTGCCTTTCCTACCGCCTTAGGCTGGTGCATTTCCCGTATGTTTCCAAACAACATCCATTCAGGCATTGCACGTTTTAGCCATTCCATATCCATTTTTTGCCCGTCAAGGTCTGTATCAGGTCCTGAACAAAGTCCATACACTGTCACTGAACCATCTGGCATATCTTCCACTTTATGAAACGGAACATACAAGGTAGATTCAATTTTATCTATATTTACCGCCATCTATTTCACCTTCTTTCTATGATACGTATGATGATTATGCCTAATTTTATAGTGTTTTGTTGCATGTTTGCGATGTTTAACATGCAACATTTTATGCCTATGCGCTACATGGTTGCGCCTTCTATGCACTGCATGGTGTTTTCTTTCAACATGTCTCCTACGATGTATCAAAGCTATTCACCACCTGTCCAAATATCGTCTGTATCGAAATCGTCAGGTAAATCATACTCAACGTCAACATGATGAACACAATTCGGATGTACTGGTATCATATCCAACACCTGCATGCCTTCATCTCCTGTGTATGGACTATTGTCGACAAGGTCTTGACATACTTCACAAACTGCCTCTGTCGGCATAACATAAAATGTCGCATACTGTGACAAATCGTTCTTTTGATTAAAATCTGTGAATGCTTGAATATACGAATCATTACCTTCTGTCAATGCTACTTGTTTAGTCTTCCATTCGATATGTTCCTTTTGCCATTTTTTTAGCTCGTCAACTAAATCCTTACCTTCTAATCCCTGCTTTGACAGCTTTTCGATTTGACCTTGTATATCATTCTGCAATGTATTTAAAATACCTGTTGCCCTATCATGCGATATATCATCTAATGCCTGTAAAATTTCTTTTGCTGTGATGTCACTAATAGGTTCAAGACCTATTTCTTTAAGCTGCTTATTTATTGCTGTCAGATATTCTGCTTTACGCAGCTTAAAAATGCTTTGAGCAAGCTTTTCGATGTCTTCATCACTTACGCTAAATGCGTAATTCATAATAGATTTAACAGGCAATGTAAAGCCTAATGTTGATGCATCTAATAGTTTATGACTCTTAGTAAAATAAGCAATTAAAAAAGCGACAAACCACTTTTTAAACTGATCTTCGTCACTTTTAGTTTCATTATCGTTCGGCTCTTCTATCTGAGCTTTTTTTTTAAGCATTAAAGCCTTAATCAAATCAGCTGTACCGCGGGATATTTTTTGAGTATCTTCTTCTGCTTGGTCTAACGATTGCAATGGAGTTCCGTTCTTTATAAGTCCTAATGCAGTTGCACCGTATTTTGTTCCTGCAATCATATCAGGCTCAAAAAGCACCGTTGAACCATTCACAAACATTCTTCCAATCCCAGGAGGTTCACCGCCACGCTCCATTACAACCTCATCAATGGACTTAATTCCATTTTTAACAAGATTGATATCTGACTCGTCTTGCTTTTCGTCCTCCATATCTCGTATAGACGTAAAACTAAATTCTAAATCGTATGCTCCCCACCAATCATGAATAATCTGTGTAAAAATAGATTCTAACCAATGTGCGGTTGGTATCAAGGATTTTCTTTCATGTACAAGGTTTTGGCTATCTCCAAAGCCTTTACCACCTAATCCGCTGCCACCATGCAGAGGCATAAATCCTAACTCAATAGGCTGTATATCAAACAAAGAGCATGTGACAGTTACTGTATAATTTATGAGCTCTGCGTTCATGTCGAATTCTTTTAAGCTCTGCCATTTTACTCCTGTAGGTACAGGATATAACTGTCTTTTTGCAGCAGCATTCCCAGACATTGTTACATTTATTTCATCAATGAATTGCCACATCTGGTCTGGAGTCCATCCTTCAGGCATTTCTAACAATCCTTCTGGAATACTTCCATGCGTAAAGTACGATGTATACCACAATTGTACCTTCAAAGCAAAATTAATGTGCATGAGTGCCTGCTCAACATGGCTAAATCCATACGGACTATGATTCCTAACGTTTCTTGGCTTATAGTACAATTGCTTTAACGTAAATGACGCTCTTGGCATACCATACAAATACTGCTGATATGCCGGTGCCGGAGGTATAGGTACACGTCCATCTATTGCAAGCAACGGTTTTATTGTGCTTCCATCTACTCTTTCAAGTGCTAATAACCTTTTGCTCTTTGTCGGTCTTGGATATATCGTCATAGCATCTAACACGAAATAATCTTCCAACAATGCTGATAGCCATTCTTGAAATGAATGTATAGGTTTCCTATGTCCGTCATCATCTACAAAAGCCTCTGGATACATGAACACCTGTTTAATTTCTTGTATCAAATCCGCATTTGCATCGCTTATTTCCTTCGCTCTTTTGTTGTTCTTTTCCTTTGGCACTATATCCCAGTCTAAAGAACACATCTCGTATTTTCTTATTTCAATACATCGTCTTAACAAATCATAGCTATCTGCCAATTTTCTTAAAAGTTCTGCGTCTACTTCTCTTGATGAAGTTGGCGGAGATGGAATATTCCATGCTGGTCTATACTGCCATTGTCTCGGTTCTCCCTGCAGTGGAAATGGCTGCGGAGGTGACAAAGGACCAAAACTGCCATTTTTGTTTGGACCAAACCATTGTATCGGGTCTTGCACTGTCTGATGTATCGTATTATCCATCGGTTTCTCGCCTTCGCCCGGTTGTGCCTGACCTGCAGCTTGCTCAGAATTTTGCATATCTGTTATTCCTTTTGCAAACTGCGATAAATCTGTTCTTTTTTCTCCTTCCATTATTTCACCTCCTTATATTTCCTATAAAATTCAATCCAATCTTCTGCACTAACCATTGCAGATTGCAAACCATACCTCTCGGCGTCACTTGCATGGTCGTTTTGTTTGAGCGGTTTATCCTCGCCTTTTTGTTGTGCTTTTGTGTCCCATACATAGGAAGCTTTTTCTTTTATCAAATTTTTACAGCTTTCATGTATAAAATATCTGTTGTTGCTAAGCAATGTCGAAACACATCTAATCCCGGTTAAAACCTCATTGTTCGCTTTTTTGACATTAAAAAACCCATCTTTCCTTAATTGAGCGATAAAGCTCGCCGCCGATGGGTCAACTACTATATTTGTTATATGCTTGTCACCAATAAATTCTTTTAAGTCCTTTGAGTATTCAGCATCTGTTTTTTGCCTTCCTGCTTTGGAACTGTCATAGTAATATTCCTTTAGAGTATAAAAGGCATTGTCTTTTTGCCCTTGCAGTAAAAATACGGTTGGGTTATTAGTGCCATAGTCAACAGATATCCAGTATCTCTCACATTCAGGTATTTCTGCGATGATATGTTTGCTTTCGTCAAACATATCATAAACAGTACCCTCTGCAAGCACCCAAAGACCTTGAATAAATCTTTTGTACCACAAGCCGGCATATTCCTTCTTTAATTCTTTTACATATTCACAGTCAAGACTTAAATTATCTTCAATCGCAAAATGGAATACCTTAATGTTTATATTTTCGTTATCGATGTATTCGGCTTTCAACCAATGGTACGGTGAGTCCGGATTTGTTGTCCCAAATAACTTTGCACCTTTTACTGACAACCTTGACAATAACATTTTAAAAAATGATTCTGGCCACAAGGCTAATTCATCACCATACGAACCAGCCAAAGTCATGCCTCGTATTTTGCTTTCTGACCTTTCATCATTTGCACCTGCAATATAAACTTTACGGCCAAATATATAAACTTCTCCAAGGCCACGATTGTATTTAAAATTCTTTGTGCCAACTACATCTTCAACCACATCAAGGATATTTCGCTTCAACGTTCGTTCTGTCTTCCCCACCATCAATAAATCGCCTTGTGGTCCTGTCTTGATATATTCCAGCCACCTCACAATACTGGCAATGGTTTTCCCTGATCTAACAGAGCCTTCCCATATGTTTAACCTTGCTGTCGACTGAAGTATGCTATCAAGTTGTTTTTTTGAAAACTTGCTCCATGTGAAACTCATCATTCGTCCCTTGCTTTCTGTATCGCTTCTATTAATCCTTCAATACTTCCATCGTCCGGGCGTTCTTCTTCACTTAAGCCTAATGCCAGCCTTTGTCCTTTTTGGACTTTCTCCATCACATTTGCCAGTTTCTCCAGCGCATAGACATTTATTTTTCCGCTCTTGGTGGCAAGGTGCTGGTCTTTTCCCAATACAACCTCAGCAACAACATCAAGGATTTTGCTCCACGTCTCTAAGTGCTTTAAGTTGTAGTCAATTTCTCGCTCTACTTGTTTCTCCACGACCTTTTCTATAATTTCGTGCCTTTTTTGTGCCTCTTTTGTGCTTTTTTCTTTATTCCATCCTTTAGTTCTCATCCTAAAATTGCCACTATCATATTTTAAGCCTTTACGTTCAGCAAATTCCCTAAGGCTTTTATAATCACCTAATATAAATTCCTTTTTCAGTTCTTCCCAATTATATCTCGCCACATCACCTCACCGCCTCAAATTTCAACATGAAAAAA